ACCTAGGTTCACATAATCAATACCTTTCTTGTTTGCAAGGATGCTCGTGAATGTGTGCTTATGATGAGAGGGTGGATCTGTATCATAACCTTCCAGTTCGTCTCCCCAGACGAAACTGCAACCAGCGGTCAATAACATTAGTGCTTCTCTTTATAGTCTTTGATAGCAGCCTTGATCGCATCTTCTGCGAGTACACTGCAGTGAATTTTTACTGGTGGAAGTGCGAGTTCGTTTGCGATGTCTGTATTACGGATATTCCCGGCTTCTTCGAGACTTTTACCTTTGACCCACTCTGTGAGCAAAGAACTAGAAGCAATAGCACTGCCGCAACCATAAGTCTTGAATTTCGCATCTTGGATTATTCCGATTTCATCGACAAGGATCTGTAGTTGCATAACATCACCACAAGCTGGAGCACCGACCATGCCAGTACCAACATTGTCATCTTCTTTGTCCATCTTACCCACATTGCGTGGATTCTCGTAGTGGTCTAAAACCTTGTCTGAATACATTAGGGAGTCTCTATGTCTTCAATAAGCATGTCTCGTAACTGACGTGCTTGTGCGTCTTCTGGGTTATGGATACTACCGTTGTTCACAAACTTGTATGCAAGTGTGATACGTTGACACTCTGTGTATGCAGCGTGCCAGCAGTGTAGATCCGGTTCATCTCCCGCACCGAAGTAGTAATGACGACACTGCCAACCAGGGACATCTTCGATCTTAATGATTTCGTCGTTTTGCTTGTCATAGTACTCGAAGAACCCTTCTCCGGACTCCGACCACGTGAACAATACTTGGTATGCGTTGGCATCGTAGTTAGTATGCCAACCCACGAAACCTCCGGGTGGGTAATAAGAAAGGAGAGCAGATGTGTGTGCACCCAATTCAGCAGCGAAGTCATACTTGACTTTCTGCATGAAGTCTCCCCACATTTCCTTATCTTCTCGCACCATTTTTGAAATCGGTTGTGCGAAGTACCGATCAGGCGGGCCAACTAGACCTTCTTGACCACGAGATAAGCAATCAAGCAGATACTCACGTGAGGTGTAGTAAGACCCCAAGTCAATATCCTTTCTCTCGTGATACGTCCAGTACTTTTCGTCGTTGTACGACGGTTTGGATAGCATCTCTTCGGAGAATCCGTTGAGTACCTCCAACATTTCTTTATTACGAATTACTACTTCAGTCATTTCTTCTTACCACGGCGGATGATCATCGAGTAACGATCCCCGACCTGCTGCTTAAAGGTTATAGTATCACCGTCGGACAAACGAAACTTATCCAACAACTCGTCGGACAGTTCGAATGCGAACTCACCATTATCTAATTCAATAACGGGGCAAGCAAAGATTTCTTTACTCTTGATTGTCCCTGTCGAATTTGTCATTTGCCTTTTTTAAATCTGCCTCAGTGCATGCTCCGGTGTGGAGTAGGTATGCTACTGTTGCGTTGATTCCCTTTTGTCTACCGATTAAATCACCAATGAAGAAAGATATCCATAGCAGTCCTACTGCTAGTATCGTATGTATATATGGATCCATTTTAACCCCTTAAAGAGTGAAGTCAGAGAACCTCTCAGAGGATACTCTTTGACCTGAGTTGGAATTATCAAATGCTGGGCCATTATCTACCTCTTTATTTAGGGGAGAATCATTTTGATCAACATCGAACAATCGCATTTTACTTCGGTCAATACCTACGACAAACCGTTGGTTAGTGTTTGGATCGTTGTATCTATTCTTTAATTGTTTAACTAGGATCTGTCCGTTTGCACTGAGTTCGTCGTTCGAGATAAGTGCGAACATGAGATCAGCGGTTGCGGGTAGTCCAAAAGACTCGGACGTATCTTCCAACCCCAAATCATCATTAGAGTAACCAGAACGAGTCGTCTGCGTTGCAGACACGATCGGCACGTCGAATTCCACGGCAAGACCACGTAACTCTTCAGCAATAGACTTGATATACGTATACGAGTTAATAGCACCACCCATCCCCTTCATACGTGCACTCGCACAAATATTCAAATAATCAATGAATATCATATCTGGCACAAACTTCTTCTTCAGTTTCAATTCATTCAGCAATGCACGAAAGTGGTTTGCATGTGCCTGACCAGTAGGATACTCCTTGATGATCAGTTTACCGTTAGTCGAATCTGCAATAGACTTGACACGATTTGAAAACATGTCTTTACTCAGATGCTCCAACTGATCTATCGGGACGTTGAGTAGATTCGCATCGATCCGTTCTGCAATGCGTTCTTCAGCCATCTCCATAGTGATGTAAAGGACATTCTTCCCTTGTGATAGGGCAGCTCCAGCACAATGACACATGAAGAGAGATTTACCCACACCCGTACCCGCCAGTGCGATGTTGAGGGTTTTATTAGGTAGTCCACCCTTAGTGATGCGGTTAAAGTAGTCCAGATCGAACGGTAGACGTTCTTCATCCTGCGTATAAAAGTCATATCGTTCGTCCACCGATTCAAGGTAGTCATGACCAATGTTAGTGTCGAACGTAACACCCAATGCTTTAGATAAAACATCTGGTATCGCATTACGTGACAGACTTTGATGGTTGCCGTCAATAATTGTTATTGACTCCATCACCGCATTAAACACGGCACGGTCTTGACACCACTTTTCTGTACGATCAATCAACCACGAAAGATCTTCTTCGGAATACTGAAATATATCCGGTAAGATTTCCATAGCAACACGATACTGATCGTCCGTCAAACGGTCTGCCGCATCCACCTCAATCTTGAATGCTTCCTTAGTAGGCAGACTGTTGAACTTAGCAATATATGCAGTGAATTCTTTGAAGAGACCTTTATAGACCCCCTCAAAGTATTCGGGTGAAAGGAAGGGAGCGACCTTCCTCATATAAGAATCGTTAGTCAGTAGATTCCGTAGAATCGTCTGCTGTAGATTGATTTCCGTCATCTCGTTCCTGTGCCGTTAGAGTTTTGTTTCGAATTGCCGCATCTAGGATATCACCTAGCACATCACCTGCAAATTCTTGGAGCAATTTATTTTCGAGTGACATCTCTTCAGACTCACCCTCAATGATTTCAAAGTTGAAAGTCATTGCTCCACGTTCACCATCAACTGCAACATTATTATAACGAATAGTCATATTGTCGTATGGTGCACGTAATAAGTTCACGTTCCATACCTGTGTGCCCTTCTCATCGAAAACTGGACTAAGCATATAGTCCAAGTTCTCGCAAGGTTTATCTAAATCTAATTCTTTCATGCCTCCTCCAGTTCGGCAATCCGTTCTGCGTCAAGTGTACTATTATAACCTATTTTATAGGTTTTGGCAAGGAACTCTGCAAAATCAGTTGTCTCAAAAATAGGTTCCCAAAACTCTGCGTCTAGGGTGTCCTTTGTTCGTACTTTAGTCCCAACGAGTTCGCCTGTAGTTGTGTCAACTTTTTGATACCAACCGTTAGAAGGCTTAGCAACATAACCACCAGCAAGAGCGACATCGAGAAGACCACTATACTTCTGAACACCCCCTTCCCACGAAACTCCGATAGGAATCTTTGACTTCTCTTTGACATAACGGGACTTCTCTACGTTGATGACGAAGTTGTATCCAACAACCTCGGTGCCTTGCTTCTCTTGTTGACGACCCAGAATCCAAATGTTGTCTGCAGAGTAGTAGATACCTGTACCACCACCGACGATATCTTTTGGAAACAGACCGATCTCTTTGTATGTGTGGTTGATCGCAACCAATGGAATGTTCTTCATCGTCAAGTATGGGGTTGCCATACGGAACAGACCCTTCAGTGCTTTCGCACGGGACATATCCGCAACACCCTTCTCGTTCAGTGCGTCCTCTAGTTCTTTCTTAGACGCAAGGTTACCTATCGAGTCAATGATGATGATCACATCATCGTCACGGTCGAGTTCTTCCAATTGGTTAATCAGATCAAACTTGAGTTCTTCGACGTTTGCGATCGGTGTGTGTAGGACACGATCAGTGTCGACACCGAACTGTTCGAAGTATGACTGCGGAGAACCGAACTCCGAATCATAGAAGAGGACAACTGCCTCTGGTTTTGCGTTCAAGTATGCACCTGCCATAAGAAGAGCAAATGAAGTCTTGAAGTGCTTGGAAGGACCAGCAAGTACTGTCAGTCCTGGGGAAATACCACCGTTAACAGATCCCGACAGTGCGACGTTAACCATCGGCACATCTGTCGGAACCATATCTTTTTCTGTGAAGAATCTACTCGTGGATAAGGTAGCAGTTTCCTTAATCTTCGAGTTCTTCTTCAGTTTGTCCATTATCGACATTCTTACTTCCTCCGAAATCTACAAAGGTAATGTTGTTGACTTTTTCACGTTCATCGAGTTCGTATTGTACACGATAAGCACTATTGATGTCAAGTACTTTTTGCAGAAGATCGAAACTAACCTGACCACCATCTGGGTGATCATAGGTTGAGAAGTTAAGCAATGCTCTTGTGTCTTTGGGTAAGCAAGCACCACCGAATCCACGTTTGCCGTCGAAGCCTGGGACTCTTGTGTGACCCAAACCAACACGGTCGTCAGAACCTGCAGCACGGACGATGGTGTTGAAGTTACACCCATACATGTTCACCAGATCATACAACTGATTGAAGAAAGTGATCTTGGTCGATAGGAATGAGTTGATTGTGTACTTTACAAAAGATGCTTCATAAGCAGTCATTCGGTGATACACATTTGACTGACATCCACTAAAGATTTCGTAGATGTCGATGCACTCCATGATAGCATTCGGTGCACCACCCACAACGTGGAACTTGGCAGTCACAAAGTCTGCCTTAGCATTCTTCTCTGTCAAGAACTCGGGGTTGTAGCAGAAACGATCTGCTTTCTCACTGTCTATCTTCTGATAGATGGAGTCAATCACATTAGGTGTAATTGTCGACTTGACAATAACCAATGCGTCTGTATCGTTCAAGCATGTTAGCACTGCTTCTTCGACCATGCTACCGTTCACAGACCCGTCATCATTTGATGGGGTAGGTGCGGCAATGAAGAAACACTGTGGGTGCTCATCCTTACTCTGATCTTTCAGAGATGAGATGCTCGTATTATATTTTGGATCATATAGGGAAAAGTCAACCAAGGGATGCGTAAACGCATACTCTACGGCCTGACCTACAAACCCATGACCGACGATCCCAATCCTAAATCGATTGGGTTGACCGTCTGGCATAGTTCTGGACATTAGTCTACCTCTTTATAGTTCTTGTACCATTCATAGAAACGTTCCACACCTTCAGCAATACTAACCTTCGGACTGTATCCGTATGCTTGTAGTTTTTCAGTGTTCGACCACGTTTCTTTTGTATCTGCTGGGTGTCTAGGTGCCAAATCACGGATGGCCTCTTTACCAACATTCTTCTCAATCTCATCAATGAAGTCCATCAAGTTGACTTGCTCTCCACGTCCGATGTTGAAAATCTCACCAGATTCAATCTCTGGGTTGTTGAGGATGATCTCGATACCGTCATTGATGTCATCGACATATGTGAAGTCTCGTTTCATGTCCCCATAGTTATAGACGGTAATCGGTTCTCCAGCAGAGATCTTGTCGGTAAATCCAAACAATGCCATGTCTGGACGACCCCAAGGGCCGTATACTGTGAAGAATCGTAGACCGATTGTGTTGAGACCCGAAGACTGAAATTGACATTCGTTTGCCCATTTAGACCAACCGTAAGGGTTCAATTGTTTGCCGTGCTCTTTGCCTTCGACCCAAGGGACGGGTGACCCTGCATAGATGCACGAGGTAGATGCGTACAGGATTCGTACGTCGGGAAGGTGTGCCTTACAGATATCGATAAGATTCTGTGTGGCATCGATGTTGTTTGAGTGATAATGCTTCTCTTGTCCTAGAGAGTCACGTACCCCAGCATGTGCCGCAAGGTGTACGATAGTATCTGGTTGGAAGTCACGTAATAGTGCCTCCAGTTTGACCTCATCACGAAGATCACAACCCCAGATATCCAAACCGAAATGCCTCATTCGATCTGCCTTAAGTTTCGGATCATATAGATGGTTGTTAAAGTTGTCAATGCCTTTAACTGTCAATCCACGTTCCATAAGTCTTGCCGCAAGTTGTGCTCCGATAAAACCTGCGGCACCTGTAATTAATACACGTTCCATTGTTCACCCATTCTTGTAAATGTATTCAAGTGCTCGATCTGCTTCAACGTGCAGTGGTCTGTTCTCATACCAGTTGCCTGTATCACGATCGAACTCCCTACAAAGTTCTTCTATCTGTTTAGCAGTAATAGGGTAACCCTTCTCAAAAGCACTACCTGCCACTGCCACCATAATCTTATACATCTTTCCATACCACCCCGTCCCAGAGATCTGCTGATATTCTGCACCCAGTTTACGAGGCCAGAATGGGCAGTCACGATAAGACGACCATCGGTAGTCGGTGTTATTTAGACTATCTTTACGATGCTGTATTACTGCCTTCTGCATTTCTGGTGGCAATCTATCTAGGAAAGAATTACCTGTCTTCTCCACGTAGGGATGCTTCGCAATTAATTCAGATACGTTGAGAGGGGTTCCACCAGAGTTGACCATGAAGAACGAGTACGCATTCGGATACTGCGCAGGCACGTAGTACATACGTGCAAGATCTTTAGTTTGAGGATCTCCCAGTTCACCCAACTCTGTGTTGAGTGCATGCCAGAATGCTTTGATACGATTGTTCTCTACCTGTTCGTCCAGACGAAACACGATACGGAACTTGAGATTATCTTTGCGACTACTCGCAGTGTTATAGACAACATAGTCATACTGACCATAGTTTCGGTGCAACCATGCTCTTAGAGATTCGGTATCATGGACACCGTCAATAGGATCATCCACATCAACACAACACCAAGAACTCCAATATAGAACAGATCGATTACTACGCGTCGCACCCACGTCGAAAACACTAGGAGTAAGCAAAGGACTAGAATTATTTCCACCTTTCTCTCCAGGTTTAGTGTAAGAATCACGAAGACTCACCACGAAGTCCATCCAACTAAGGAAGGTAGTCCGACGATGAGTTTTGTTGTCGTATTGATTCTTGAATACGGTTAGTTCATACATGAGGTGTATTATATCATACACTTAGTGTACGAGTCAATCAATGACGTGGAAAAACTTATGACGTGTCCACGGTTCGTCTTGCAACTTCTGCTTATATCCATGATGCTCCTGAGTCACGCAAAGACGTTTAGAAATGACCTGAGTTGTCGGTGTAGGTATTCCTGTCTTGCCGTGATCAAACCTGTTAAAGTAGGGTTCAATGTTGCGACCAATGCCAATTGTATCACAAGCACCCCAAGGATGTAAAGCAGTGTTTCGAATTCCGTAATAGTTTATGTCTTCCCTCTTCAGGTGTTGTGTGGTAAACGTACGGAAGAGACGTTGTAGTACACAGTAAGGACCACAGTTGATAGGAAAGTTTTGATCCATGAGCATATGATGTGCCCAATGTGCGAATCTAGGATCAAGAGAATACATGCCCATGAAGAGACCAATGTTTGCGTACAGAGTCCCTTCTGCGTATTCGGTCAACAGTTTGAATGATTCCCAACGCTCTTGAATCATCCAAGTGTCGTGTTCCATCACCCATACACGTTCCCCTGATTCTGCGACCTGCCGCATAATCTCCCAATGAGAACACATCCCTGCCTTTTCTGTCGGTGAGTGGTCTTCCCTCTCTTTACCCGAGACTAGGTCTAAAGTCATGAGACTCTTCGACCATGTGTACTTATCTACATGTTCTTGAAAATCTTCGGAATTTGGAGTGATTGCGTCGAAGGTCTCGATCGAATCAATATACCCCTCATCAACCGCCTGCTGAAAAGATCGACGTGAGATCTCAGCATATTCCTCAGATCGTTCATCCCCTTTCATGACAATTTGTATTGCTTTCATCGTACGGGTAACCTGTCCTGCGATTGATGACCCGTATGGGTCTTTGGAGTGTATCCTCTTTCTATATATTCCCATGCTATACTGTATCGGTATTGGTCACTTTTGTTTTTATAACATCCGTGCACCAGATCAGCATGAAAGAATACGGCAAAGGTCTCGTCAATCTCTAGGTCCACAATGTCCATCTTATCCTCTTCGACATTGATCCAACGAAACACCCCGTGAGATTTATCGTTGTGACGGTACTTTTTATTGTGGGAACCTGAAGCAATTCTGAGGCATCCGTTTTCCTTGTCCGCACCGTTAACGAATACGTCGCAACTGATCAGACGTTGAGGGTCTGCTTGAATGTAATGGTTGTCTTGATGCCACCCAACAGAGAAACCCTCTCTTGGAATCATAGGGAAAAACTTAGAGATGTAAGTGTCGATGTCTTCGGTACCTAGGAGTTGCCTAGCAGTAGACACAAGTTTATCGTTAGATGCGAGATCCCGAAACACATGACTGCGCATCATTGCACCGTCCAGTTTACAAGGGTTGTTTGGAGAGTTCAACACCCACCCGTGATCGTTGCGGACTAACCCGCAAGCAAACTCACGGTATAGGTCACACTCCATATTGAGACGCCAATGATGTGCCTCATCCATAAAGTCAGTTACTATAACGTAACCGTATTCATCAAATTTATCGATATCATAGTTCATAGGTATAAAAAAGGGAACCGAAGTTCCCTTATTTATTAGACTAGTTGCTGGACACAGACTGCTATCACGAATACACTTGATAGCGATGCGACCAACCATCCCATTTCCTCTAGTTTAGAGTTCGGACGGCTGCTCTTCTCCATTGTTGCTCTCCTCGTTTAAAAGTTGCGGTGTCGACTGGTAAGTGACACCAGAATTAATTGCGACTTTACGAGGCTTCTGACTTTCAGGGATTATTACTTCCAATGCTACTGCGAGTAATCCGTTCCTGAAATCAGCTCCCATTACTTCAACATACTCCGACAGACGGAACTGACGTTCAAATCTCTTCGTCGAAATGCCTTTGTGAATATACTCTCTAGTGTCGTCTACAGACCCTCGAATGCTAAGTGTTCGGTTCTTTACTTCGATCTCGAGCTCGTCTTCAGAAAATCCTGCGACTGCTAACTCGATTAGGTATTGATCCTCTCCCGTCTTTAGAATATTATGCGGGGGGAACGTATCACCCGAGTGTCGTGCGACCCTGTCTAGTTCGTCGATCATGGTTTCAAATCCGACGAATGCTGAACGTGGGAACAGTTGTTTTGCTGTTAATGTCATGTTGTGACTCCTTAATAGTAAGCAAGTTTAAAATAACCCCCATTTATATGGCAGGTCGATAGTATATATACTCGTTATGAGTATAAAGGTAACACTAGATGTGTAAATATTTCACTATTCAATCATCTAGGTCATCATAGTCGTCATCATCTATACGTATAATAGGTAGAGAATCATCAACGACTACGACGGCATCGTTCTCGATCATCTCGATGATTTCCGTCGTAACTTTTCGATCCATCTCTAGGAAGGCCATGCGGTCTTCGATCATAGAGAGATGTCTTCGATACATTTCAAGTTCTTTCTCTTTATCCTGTTTTCTTTTCAAGACTTCTGATAACGAAACTACTTTTTTATCAGACATGAGAATTTCCTTAGTAGTACTTAGATGGGTCCGGACCACCCTCCACACCGAACGAGAAAGAAACGCGTGACACCCTTGGGAATACTTGGTGGTGGGTGCCCCTTGGTAGGTAGACAAACATGCCTGGTTCGAAATCAAAAGGTTCCTCGTTGTTTATGTGTTCCACCTTGAGACCCACAGTAGAGATAACCTGAACCAAGAACACGTCCATTGAATCCTTGTGCCAAGGATAAGATCCACTCGCACGACCAAACCCACTAAACGCAATGTTAGTGATCTTGTTCTCGTGGAGTGTGAAGACTTCTTGCATTTCTTCGTAAATTTTCTTCGCAAAGTCTGGTGCACTGCCGCGACTATGGAAAGAGTTTAGACCGATACGCATCTTATCTGAGTTGCGATCGTATAGTTCATCTGGGTGAGAGTCCATCATTTCCATGAACTCGTTCCATCCATAGGTCGACTCCATATCAAACGGAAGTCGACCTACGAACGGCACCTTGTCGCGGATGTAATCATCGCGACCTTCAAAAATATCATAATATTCATTCGCCATTAGTTATTACCGATGTTGTACTTCGGTTGCAGATTCCACTTTGACTTTTCCTTATACGAGATGATCTTGATCTGTCGCATAGGAGCGCAATCTTGTGCAACTTCTGGGTTTACAATTGATACTAGACCCCAATCCTGTAAAAGGGTTGCGATCGTATTACGACGTTCCATGTCCGTCGTTTCTAAGTTTGACTTCTTTCCGTCCAATAAAAACAGCTCCTTGAAATGGACGATAAAGTACCTACCCTGCTTATGTAGGATATGGCACGATTGAAATAGGGTATTGTCACGACGTGATGCAACCCCTATACGGGTAAGTGTTTCTCTAACTTTTAGGAAATCATCAGGTTCTGCTAGGGTGATTTCTAGCATCATGTCTGAGTTCCATTGAACTAGATTATTCTCTTCCACCTTTGTTAACCTTATTTTTGAGTTCTTGTATTTGTTCCGAGGTTAAGAGTCCAATAATCTGCTTCGCTTTGGAATCACTATATCCGTAATACTCTTTGATACACTCGATATCTGTACTCTGGGGTTTATCCCATTTCGAGAAACGTTTCTTCTTACGTACAATATTTATAAGAAAGTCGTACTGAAGTCTCGCATCTAAGTGATGCAACCTGTTCATTTCGTTACTAATTAACACAGTATCCGGAAAGTACGACAGCGACCGATTCACAAGGAAGCTGTTGTATTGGTTAATATTTTCCGGATCTTTATCGAGTAAATTAACCTTGGTACTGTTAATGCTGTTTAGGAAATCAAACGGACTCACGCTTTGATCTCCACGTTTGCCATGACCTCTGTGAGACAGGCGACCATGTTTAGTTCGTGGTCTGCGACAAACGCATTCTTGTATTGATAGTCAGCAAGTATTAATACAAGTTGCGGTATACTGTTTGGGGAGACATGGTCATACATACGATCATAGACACCACGGAACACCGCCGCTGGTTCTACATCAATGTTATTGACGACCCACGTCCTCATCTTCTTAAAGTTTTTATCACGGATTGCGCCAAACAACTGGGTGTAGTTGTCTACGACTTCACCGTCGAGAGCAGACGCCACATTCAGTGACCCCGAAATCGATCCTTTCTGCAACTCATTCAGGACACGCCTCCAATCCGGTGCGTGTTTCATGATGACCTGCGCAAGGACATCCTTATTATAGTCTACACCCTCCGTCTGGAGAATGGTCATCGCGCGTTGCATAAACTCCGCCGAGAGAGACTGAAGAGTCTTCTTGGTGGCATTAAACGCGATCTTAGTACATCGCGAGTGCAGTGGGTCGATAATCTTGTTCTCGAAGTTGCAGGTCATGATGAACCGACAGTTGTTCGAGAACTCTTCGATAAACCCACGCAACGCGGGTTGGGTAGACTGGGGATTTAGGTAGTCTGCCTCATCAAGGATAACGACCTTGTAACCACCAG